CCTCAAGGCCGAGCAGGACCTGCGCCGGCAGGGGATTTCCGTGCAGAGCGCCGAAGGGCAACTGATCCTCGCCAATGCCGAGCGGCAGGCCGTCCTCAATGCCGAACTCGACCGCGCACGCGATGCCGTGCAGGGCTGGCAGAACGTATTCGACGGCGCGATGAACCGCTTCGGCAATCTTGTCGCGCAGGGCACGCTCGACTGGCGGTCCTGGCAGGACGCCGCGCAGGCCGCGATCCGCGACGTCGCCAACGAGCTCTTCCGGCTCGCCGTCACCAATCCGCTCCGGAACGCGTTGTTCGGGACGAATGCCGCAACGCTCGGTGCGGGGGGCGGGCTTATCGGTTCGCTGATCAACGCATTCCGCTTCCATGCCGGCGGCCTCGTGGGCGCGGCGGGCATGCCGGGGCTCGTCCCCGCGATCGCCTTTGCCGGCGCGCCGCGCCTGCATGCGGGCGCGTTCATCGGCCCTGACGAGGTTCCCGCGATCCTGCAGCGCGGCGAAGTGGTCCTGTCGCGCCGCGACGTCATGCGCGAGAAGACGTCTCCCCCTTCGACCGTGATCAACCTTAACGTCCGCAGAAGCGACGGCGTCGATGTCTCGCTCTCCCCGCGCCGGCCCAACGACAGCGGCGGGTTCGATCTCGACATCCTCGTCGACGTTGTCGACCGCAGTCTTGCGCAGCGTCAGCGCGACGGGACCGGCTATCTCGCGGGCGAGCTTCGCAGCAATTACGGCGTGACGAAACGGTATTGAGATGGTGGATTTTCCCGAGGCCATTCTCGGCCGCGCCGTGCTGCGCGAGGGGTTCGCCTACGAGCGCAACTCGGCGATCGAACGGACGGAAATGGACTCCGGCCTTGCCCGCGGCCGCCTCATCAACGCCAATCCGACCGCGCGCGTGTCCTGCGCCTTCGTATGGGACGAGACGCAGGTGCAGTTCTTCGAGGCCTGGCTGCAGACCTCGGCGCGTTACGGCGCGGCCTGGTTCAACATTTATCTGCCCCTCGAAGGCAACACCTATCGCAAGGTGCTCGCCCGCGTCGTCAGCGTGCAACAGCGCAAGCCGCGCGCGGTGGGGCTGATGACGGTTCCGCTCGAGCTCGAAATCCACGACGCCGTCATCCTGCCCGACGGCATCGTCGACCTCGTGCTCGAATTCGGCACGTCCGCCCTGCAGCAAGCGGTCGCCGATATCGGCACGCTGAGCCTCGAACCCTTCTTTCTTGCATGGCGCTTCGATGCCTGATCCGTCCCTGAGCGACGTCATGCGCGAAGCCTACGCTTCGGCATCGAGCGACAAGATCCTGATCGATACCCTCTCGTTCTGGTTCGAGGGAATGGAGCCGTCGCCCGGGGCAAGCGAGCTTTATCTCTTCAACGGCGACAATCCGACGGTCGTCGACGACAACGGCGTTCCGCTGCTCAATGCGAGGATCGAGGCTTCGTCCTTGCGCGATGCGGGCAGGATCGTCACCTTCATCGGCATACCGTTCTCGATCACGCTTCCGGCCATAAGCGTGGACACGGTCGTTTCCGCGCAGCTTACGGTCGACAGCGTCAACCGCGAAGGGCACGATCTTCTCGAGGCCGCGGCCAAAGGCGGAAAGCCGATCGAGGTCACGTTCCGCACCTATATCCTCGGTTCCGAACTGGACGGGCCGAGCAACGATCCGCCGCTTCGCTTTCGTTTTGCCGGCGCGAGCGCGGACAACAACAGCGTGACGGGACGGCTCGAGTTCCTCGCGATCGGCAACGTGCCGTTCCCGCGCGACATCTATCGCCCCGAGCGCTTCCCGACCTTGTCCTATGCGTGATCATTTTGCCGGGCGCCTCATCGGCTTGCCATACGCGCAGGGCGCGCGCGGGCCCGACCGCTTCGACTGCTGGGGGCTGTTCCGCTTCGTGGCGCGGCAGGAGCTCGGCATCGATCTCCCCGACGTCTTCTGCGACGGGACGCTTGCCGCGCGCGTGCGCGCGTTCGCGTCCCTCGGCGGCGGCGCCGTTTCGGCCGTCCCCGTCGACTGCCCGCGCGAGCTCGACGCCGTCTACCTGTCCGCGCACCGCCTGCCGCACCACATCGGCGTCTGGATCGAACCCGACCGGCGCAAGGGCGTGCTGCATGCGATCGCGGGGGCGGGCGTCGTCTTCCAGCGCGTGCCCGATCTTGCGGCGCACGGCTTGCAGATCGTCGCCTTCCTGCGCCTGCGGAAAGACCCCTCATGTCCGTAGCCTATATTCACAGCAACATCGTCAGCGCGGCGCGTGCGCGAAAGGCCGTGTTCGTCAAGCGATCGCTGCGCCTTTCGACGCTTGCCCGCCGCGCGGGGCTTGACCCCAGGCGCGAGGCGGTCATTGCCCAGCTCAACGGCCGCTGGGTGCTGCAGCGCGACTGGCATGGCAAAATCTGCGCCCGATGCGACGTCGTCCACTTCATCGTCCTGCCGCAGGGCAATGCGCTGCGTTCGATCGCCCAGATCGCCGTGCTCGTGATCGCCGCGATCGCCGCGCCGTTCCTCGTCGCGCCCCTCGGGCTTACCGGCGCCGCGCTAAGCGCGGCGACGGCCGTTGCGACCGGCGCGCTGGCCATCGCCGGGTCCTATGCCGTCAATGCGCTCATTCCGCTGCCGCGGCAGGACGCGCCCGGCATTTCGACGGTCAAGATCGACTCGCCGACCTATGCGTTCTCGATCGCGGCGCAGAACAACCAGGCCCGCCTCGGCGGCGCGATCCCCGAATGGTTCGGCCGCCATCGCGTCGTGCCCGATCTTGCCGCGACCGCCTGGTGGGAATGGTCGGGCGGCGTGCAGACGCTCTATCAGACCTTCTGCCTGAGCAAGGGCGAGATCGCCGTCGAGGACGTGCAGCTCGGCCGCACGAGCGCCTCGACCTTCGAGGACGTCGCCTATCAGGTGTTTTCCCCGAACACGCCGCCGAGCCTGTTCGAGCCGAACGTCTATCAGTCGCCCGACGTCTCCTCGGTGACGCTCAATGCGCCGAACGACCTTCCCGGCGCCTATGACGACGGCGTCTACGGCCCCTTCGCCGCCGTCCCGGCGGGGCAGACGAGCGCGCGCATCGGCATCGACATCGCATTCCCGCGCGGGCTTTTCGGGGTAAGCGGCTCCTCTCTCGTCGCGAAATCCGCGCAATGGCGCATCGAGACAAGCGTAATCGACGACCTCGGCACGCAGATCGGCCCATGGTTCGTCGTCGCCAACGAGACCTTCAACGCCGATCCCGGAGCGACGAACACGTCGAGCCCCGAAAGCGGCATCGTCGGGCAGTTCATGGGCGGCGGCTATGCGGCAACGACCAAGATGAATTCGCCGCTTACGGTCTCCTACCGCTATACGCTTCCGCAGGCCGCCCGCTACCAGGTGCGGCTGCGCCGCCTCGACAACAAGGACCTCTCGGTCAACGCCGGCCACGAGGTCGTCTGGAGCGGGCTGCGGTCGTTCCTCGGCTATGCCGACTTCGGCGACGTCACCATTCTTCAGGTGCGCATCCGCGCAACCGCATCCGTCAACGCGCGCTCCGCGCGGCAGGTTGCCGTCATCGGCACGCGGAAGCTTCCCATGTGGAACGGCACCGCATGGAGCGCGCCCGCGCCGACGAGGTCCATCGCCTGGGCCGCAGCCTACGTCATCCGCTCGGAAAACGGCGGAAGGCAGGCCGACGCCAACATCGATCTCGACTGGCTGCGGCAATACGATCAGGTCTTTGCGGCGCGCGGCGATACGTTCAACTATTATGCGTCGGAGCAGCGGCCGCTCTGGGAATTCCTGCAGACGGTCCTGCGTTGCGGCCGCTCGGTCCCCTATCGGCAGGCAAACCGCATCCGCTTCTTCCGCGACGAGCCGCAGAGCATCCCCGTCGTCGGCTTCTCGCGGGAGAACATCGTGGCGCGCTCGCTGCGCATCGACTATCGCCTGCCGCAGTCCGAGGATGAATACGACGGCTTCGAGATCAGGTTCCTCGACGAGCGGACGTGGAACTTCAACACGCTGCGGAAGGCATTCGCAGGCTCCGCGCCGCCGCTCAACCCGCAGAGCCTGCCGCTCGACGGCGCAACCGACGTCAACCACGTGCGGCGCGAGCTCGACTACATGGTCGCCGAGCACAACCTGCGGCCGGTCATCCTTTCCTTCGACACCGAGCTCGAGGGTCTCATTCCTTCGCGCGGCGATCTCGTGATCGTCCAGCACGACGCCCCGAGATACGGGATTTCCAACAGGGTCCTCTCCTGGGACGCGTCGACCCGCACGGTCGAACTGCTGCGCCCGCCGGTATGGACCTTCGGCGCCGGATGGCAGGCGCGCATCCGCGACCGCATGGGCCGATATTCCGCGCCGGTTGCGGTCGTAGAAGCGCCGAGCTCGACCGCCATCGTGCTTGCCCAGGACCCCGTCTACGAGGACGGCTCCCCGTTCGATCTTGCGCAGCCGCAATCCGAGTTTCTGCACATCGTTCTCGGGCAGGCCGAGGATGCACCGCGCCGCGCGCTCGTCCTCGAAACGAGCCCCCGCCAGAACGGCCGCGTGATCTCGATCCGCGCCGTCATCGATGACCCCAACGTGCACGTGAACTGACCCATGTCGCTCCTTGAAGACGTCGTCCAGGCGGCAAACGACATCAAGAACATCCGCGATGTCATCACCGCCGATGCCGACAAGCTCGTCGATCTCATCACCGGGCCTGCTTCCGGCCCCGCTTCCGCCGTCGATCTCGGCGGCTCGGCCGGCATCGTCAAGACGCCGGCGCGCGTGCTTGCCGAAACCGAGGAGACGCTCGCCTCCGGCATTCCCGCCGGCATCGCCTTCATCAGCGATTTCGACGGCGCTACCGATGATTCCGATCCCGGTTCCGGAAGATACCGCTTCGGCCCTGCGTCCGGGCAGTCGAGCGCAACCGTCATCCGCATCGATCTCGCCGATGCCTATGGCGGGGATATCGGCAACCTGCTCGACGAGTTCTCCCAATCGACCTCGGTCATCAAGGGCCATGTGCGCATCGCCAAGCTCGGCGACCGGACCAGATGGCTCGTGTTCCGCGTCCTTTCGGTCGTAGCGGCAGCCGGGTACGTCAACGTCAGCGTGACCAATGTCGGTGCGTCCGGCGCGAACCCGTTCGTTGCCGGCGACCGCTGCCTGATCGCCTTCCGCGCGACGGGCGACAAGGGCAATGACGGGGCTGGCTCCGGCGACGTCGTTTCCGACGATACCGTCACCACCGTCGGCCGCGTTCTTGCGTATTCCTCGACGAACAAGCACGTGACCGGCAGGATGATCTCCGAGCTCATCGCCGGGGCGGCCTTCGGCCCGTGGTCCAACATCCCGCTTGCCGCAACGACGGACATCGGCGCCGCCAACACGATCTATGTCGCGATCGCCGCCGGCACCGGCCCGGTCACGTCCTTCGGAACGAGCAAGGATCAATGGTTCCGCATCGTGCGCGCCGACGTCGCCTTTACCGTGGTGCGCGATGCGACGAACCTCGAAACGCCAAACCAGAACAATATTTCGCTTGCGGCCGGCGACATGATGATCGTCGCGCGCGACGGCACGCTTTCTTCCGGCAGGACGCGCGTGATCGCGGTGTTCCGCTCGGACGGGCGCGCCTATCGCGGTCCGAACAACGTGCCGGAGGATCTGTCTTTTTCCGGCATCGTCACCCCGCCGCAGATTCTTGCTTCACAGAACGACTACGCGCCGGCAGGCTTCGACAAGGCCTATATCTTCTGCCTTTCTTCGGACGCGTCCCGCACCGTCACCGGCCTTGCCGGCGGGGTTTCCGGGCGCGAGGTCGTGCTCGAGAACGTCGGCGGCAATCCGATCGTGCTTGCCGATCAGGATGCGGGCTCGGCCGCCGCCAATCGTTTCGCGCTCGGCGCAAGCCTCACGATCGCTCCCGGCAAGAGCGTCACGCTTCTTTACGATGCCGCGATCTCGCGCTGGCGCCCCAAGTCCGTCGTGCTGCCGTTCGGCGCGCTCGCAACGCTCGACCGCATCACCACCATCGACCAGAACATCGCACTTTCCGGCGACATCACGCCGCCAACCATCACGGCCAATCAGAACGACTACAACCCGGCGGGCCTGCCCACCGCCTCCGTTCTGCGGCTTGCGACCGATGCAACGCGCACCTTGACCGGTCTTGCCGGCGGCGCCGACGGCCGGCTCCTCTGCATCGTGAACGCCGGCAACAACGGCATCCTGCTTGCGAACGA